GGGGTGAGTCATAATGAGAATATTATTCCTTGCCTTGATGTTATTTAGTGTCATTGCGGGTCGCGTTTACACCTTTGACATGACTGAAGGCCAAGCTCTTGTAGAAGGCGCTGTCTTTTGGCTGGGCGCTTTGTGTTGGGCGTTTCTCGCTTGTCATCCATTTAGAGATAAAACGTAGAATTCCCCCCTCTGCCTTCGGGCAGACTTTTACCCGCTTAACGGCGGGTTTTTTTTGGAGACAGAAATGGCAACACTAACAACTGCTGCTTTGCAGAGTGCAGTTGATACACTTACGACTGACAGGGTTATTGACATCCTTCAGAAGCAGAACACGTCCCAGACTGGGAAGGATTCTTACTATTGCACAGTGAGAACCACGTGGAATAATCTCTCAACAGACTCCCCTCAATACGGGATTCATTCTGGGAAAGCGTGTTGGGTGCAGACCACAGAGGCTAGTAATGCAGCTACGCAGGCTGCGGAGCTTCTTGCTGGTATGGGTGCTGCTGCGGTCAGGAATGGCCCTGTAGACCCTGACGTATTTGGAGATGTATAGATATGGCAATTCATAATCCAGTAACAAGTTATGGAGTTAATTCTTCTGGAGACAGTGAGGCCCCGTTGGTCATTGACGGGGCGGCGAATATATACGGTCTTGCTCGCAGTGCGGTTAGAGTGGTATCTGGAACATATAACGCAACGGAGATTTTGGGGTTTCGGGTATTGGTCCCAGGATCTGGACCTCTTACCTTGTCACCTATTTCCGGGGTGACTGATATTGTCATTACTGGCGCTGAATTAACAGCGATGGGAATTAACGTCTATCAGGACTGGCCCATGCATCTTGATTCGATCACATTAGGGAATGCCGATATGGAAGTATTGGTTTATATTCCATCATGAGTATTCTAGGTGCGGCAGGAACAGGCAACCTGCCAAATTATGGGGCTTTATCCCAAGCTATTCGTGGTGACGCAGGAATCCCTTCTACAGAAACAGTCGGCCCTAGATCAACGCCAGGTCTGACAGACTCAACAGTCCTAACAACTTTGGGCGCACAAGTTTGGTCGCAGGAAAGCCATGTGAGTGCTCTTGCATCAAGTGGTGGTGGGCAATCTGCCGGAGATCCTTACATAATCACAAATACTTGGTTTTCTGATCCTGTTCCAACATCGGCGGGAGCTAATATCAACTGGGCGGATAGTGATGCTGATTACCATATCAAGTTCGTCAATTGTCGTATTTCAGGTGGTACAACAGAGGGAATAAGGAACAACACCATCTCCGGAACAGGCGGATCGATGGTGTTTGAAAACTGTGAAATTTACCCCGTCGCTGGATCTGGCGCTGGCTGGAATGGAATTACTCATTTTGATTCAGCTCAACCTTTTACGATTAAGAAATGTTATTTCAAGGGTGCGGCTAATGCCGCAGTCAGGATTGGCAGTCTTGATGAATTACATGCAGGTGATTATCTGGTTGAAGATAGTAAATTCGATATCAGTGAAAAAGATTATGAATCCGCTGGGGCGTCTCCGATTTACTGTGTCGCTGACACTGACGATGATCCGTCTGTAACCATTCAGTATTGTGAATTTGACATGACAGGGGCGACACTCAATTCAACGATTCGCATGTCACTGGTTTCTGCCGGGTACACGATACAAAATAACATTTTTACTGGATGCACAAAGGATATTTATATTCTGAATAGCGATAGTCCCTCTCCAGCTATTATCAGGTATAACCGTTTTTCATCAGGGGTAGAAGAATTTATAAATGCTGGATCTTGCGACGGATGGGAAGTTTCATACTGCGAATTTAACGATAATACCAGTAATAAACGTCAAGTTATGTTTAATGATTCTACTGATAATGGAAACGTTGACGGAGTTGAAGTTCATCACTGCAAGTTTACTAAAACTTCAGGTACTGGTGTAGCTGGTGACGAAGTTCTGGAATCGTTTAACGGAGCCAATTGCGTATTCCATGATAACTGGACAACAACCTGTCCAGAAGATGCTTACGAACACGTAACTCCACGAGCGGGGTGTTCTGTTTATGATAGCGTTGCTGACAATTGTGGTACGGCGGGGAATGGGCAAATTGTTGACATATTTGAAAACCATGCTGATGACCCAGGTGATACGGTCGTTAGGAATATCTATGGCGATTGTTCTAATGTAGGGGTATCTGTAACTGATTGTAACGGTGTGCGCGTATCGAATGTCCATGTAGCGTGCCCCGTTGCTTCGGTTTCTCTTATCCTCGATGCTGATGCCTGCACACTATACGGGCCCTTTGAAAATGCGGGGGCAGGGGTTCGCTATGTGACGAATGCTAATTATACCGGTACAGCATCGACGATTGCCGGAGTTATTGGTGTTAATTCAATTTCGTGAAAATATCCCTCCCGAATAATTGGCATCCTAAATTTATACGGTGCGTAGTATTTATTAACTTATCAGGAGAGACGACATGGCATCAGCAGAAGATATCCAGGCGGCTGGAGATTCGGCCAACACGCTTCAGGTTTACACCATTACCAATTCCGTTACTATTGATGGGACATATAACGCACATTACTGTGTTGGCATACAGAAGTATGCTGGTCGTTCGATGTGGGTTAGGACACTTCCCGCCGGTGGAGCAGCGACTGAAAACGGTCAGATTTTGTTCGCTTTAAACGCTGGCCCTTGCGACCCTAACGCTCTAGGCGACTAATATGCTTAATCCTGTAACGGCAGTGTCTTCTGGATGCAACCCGGTCACTATTGTCAACGCTTTCAACTCTGTTACTGTTGGAATTGGGGGGCAGTTTTCAACAATAACTGATGCGGTTACAGAAAACACCGGAACGACTATTGTTGAGCGCAATGAGGTAGACAAATCCGTTAGCGTATCAGGCGCGACTATTACAGGGACCGGGACGAACTGGGAGAAGGATGTTGCTATTGGCGGCGGGAATGGCGACGAAGGGATGTTCCTTGGAGACCTGATTAAGTTAGGCGATAGTCGCTGGTACAAGATCAAGCATGTCAACTCAGATACTGAGGCAGTGTTATACGAAGATGGGCCAGCGGGGGCCGCTTCTTTCACTTTAGCCCGTATCACCCGAAAGACCATTTTACTCTATCCTGGTGAATATGCCGAAACAATCCCGTTAGAGCCTGGGTTTGATATAGTTGGGGTTGATAGGAATGCTTGCATATTGTCTGAAAATGCAAGTTCTCCGTCATATCCTCTTGGGTCCTGGGGGGAAAACTACATTGCAAATTTGACGATAGGCCCAACGGAGGCATGGGGGGCGTTAGACAGTATGGCAGGGCAAAATCCATTTTCTGACTATTGGGCTGGTGGTGACTTGCAATTTAGCAATGTCAGAATACAGCAGGGTAATTATGATAGAACACATGCTGGCGGTGCTGGCAATTGGCCGATGATGCCCAATGGTAGAACTATTTACGACAACATGGACATTAGTGTTGGTGGTACATTCAGGGATACTATCAATGCGGATACGAGAACGGCAGCAGAGACACAAGTGATTTTCCGAAACAGTGTTTTCGAGAAAATTCCAGATTGGAATTATAGCGCTGGAACGATTGAGCCCTGTCTCCTGGTTATCCCAAGAGAGGCGACTGTATCTATTCAGTCGGTGAAGATGAGATGGGCGGCTGGCTCTGGGGGCGCAAGTTTTGGTGGGCTTGTAGGGATCAGGCTAGGGACTACCATCCTCAACTCGCAGGCAACAAATTCTATTTTAAATGTTGATGGATTGACTCTCGAATGTGATGAAACGAGTTTTACTGCTATCGAAGCAAAGACAGCTACTGCTACAGTCAATATAGCCAATAGCAGGATTACATCTGTTGGCACAACGGCAAAAGGGGTATCAGCTCAAGGAGCAGATGTTAATATAGTTAATTCTGATGTGACAGGGGTTACGTCAGGCGTTGAATGTACAAATGCAGGTAGCACAGTCAGTTTACGCAGTGGGACAAGAGTTAAAGGAACAACTAATTCACTTGTTCAGTCCGCTGGGACGTTAAATAAAGGATCGTTTTGTACGTCGATAGGGGCTGAGACTGGAACTATAACTGCTGCGGATACCTAGTGAAAATCTCCCTCCCGAATAATTGGCATCCTAGACAATATCAGGTGCCATTATGGCATTATTTAGCGCAAGGGGGGAAAAGGGCAGCTTGTTGCTGGCATCGGCGAAGTGGTAAAGATGATGTCATGCTCCATCACAATTCCTGTTCTGCGTTTGAGAGGGTGGGGAATTATTGGTACATGCTCCCCCTCTACAATCAGTGCCGAAAGGCCATTTGGAACGCAATAAACCCTGGAACTGGTCTTAAAAGGATAGACGAAGCCTTTCCAAGAGAAATTAGAGAGAAAACGCTCGATAATGAGATGTTCATCGAGTTCAAAAACGGTTCAACATGGCAGTTGATGGGCTCAGACAATTATGACGCGTTAGTCGGTTCACCCCCTATAGGATTGACTTTTTCAGAGTACGCTCTAAGTAATCCTTCAGCATGGGGCTTCCTCCGACCAATCATGCTGGAAAACGGGGGTTGGGCCATTTTCAATTCCACCCCTCGTGGCAAGAATCATTTCAAGAAGATGATCGACTTTGCCGAGCACTCTGAAGACTGGTTTTCTCAGAGATTGACTGTGGACGATACTGGGATCTTCAGTAATGAACAGTTGTTGAACGAACTGAAGGAACTTCAGTCAGAGCACGGTGATGCATACGGTAAGGCTATTTGGCTTCAAGAGTATTACGTCAGCTTTGAAGCTGCTTTACCGGGTGCGATATGGGCTGAAGCCCTGACAAAAGTGACAATAGAGGGAAGGATTCAGGAAATTGCATATGACCCTGAATTCCCGGTCTTCACTGCTTGGGATCTTGGAAGGGACGATGATACCTCTGTCTGGTTCTACCAAGTCATTGCAAATGAGCTGAGAATTATTGATTTCTATGAGAATAACTTCAAGGAAATCCCATTTTACGCCCAAATGCTCCGAGATAAAGGCTACAACTACGGAATGCACTGGGTTCCTCATGACGCGAAGCCAAAAAGACTCGGAATGGGGGGTAAGTCCATCCTCCAGCAGTTTCTTGAGGAAGATGTGGGGAATTTCGCCTTAGTCCCTAATCTGTCAATTGAAGACGGAATTCAGGCAGGTAATGCGACCTTCCCACGGTGTTATTTTGACAAAGATAAGTGTGATATCGGAGTAGAACACCTCAAAAGCTACCGTAGGGCCTACGATGAGGTCAAGAAGGTCTTTTCCTCAACTCCGGTTCACGATGAGCATAGTCACGCTGCTGATGCTTGGCGGTATCTCTCTCTAACGTGGAGACAGTCCAAGGCCCAAGCGCCATCACTGACACAGAGCCAGAAATTCCAACAAGGTAATATCACTTCGATGAATTTCGGTGCCATGAAGAAAGAACACTTTAGGAAGAAGCGACTTGAGCAATCTGATGGTTATTAAAAATGGCTGATTTGAGTATTAGCGAGTGGTTGGATGAAATTAAAGACTCGAAGAAGCGAGAGAAGGACTTCCGCCAGAAAGGTCGTGAGATTCTTGAAATCTACGCGAACGAGAAACCGACTCCGTTCAATATTCTCTACTCAAACACAGATACATCGCTGCCTGCGCTTTTCTCGGAGGTTCCGCGACCTGTCGTAACGAGAAGGTACAAAGACGAAGACCCCATGGGGAAAGTCGTCTCAGAGGCCGCTCAGAGGGTCCTCGAGTACCTTATTGATACAGACGTAGATGGTTACGATAAGTTTGAAGGCTCTATGTCAGATGCTACTGTAGACGCACTCCTTCCTGGAAGGGGAGTAACAGCAGTCAAATATGACTCTGATGATGGTTGGGAGACAGTCTGTACCGATTCGAGGAAGTGGGACCGGGTTCTCTTCGGATACGCGCAGAAGTGGTCAAAAGTCCGCTGGGTAGCCTATGAGGAGTATTTGGACAAGGAAGAAGCTATTCGTCTATTCCCTGATAACGTCAATAAACTGACATTCATCGAAGGCGAAGAAAAGGACGACGAAGACGAATACAACAAGGATGAAAACAAGGATAAGGGGTACAGAAAGACGACCCAAATATACCAAATCTGGGATAAAGACGACCGAAAGATCAAATATCTCAGTCATCAGTACAAAGATGGCTATTTAAAGGTCGATGACGATCCATTAGAGTTGACTGGATTCTTTAACTGCCCAAAACCTCTTCAATTTGTCGCTAAGTCCAATGATCTCCTGCCGACAGCTCTTTATACGATCTATGAGAACCAAGCAAAAGAGTTAAACCGAATACAGGGCCGGTTAAATCGGGTCATTGAGGCTATCAAGGTCCGTGGTTGCTACGATGGGGCTCTTGGTGAAGAGATAGAGAAGATATTCAAGGAAGAGGACAACGCCCTCATTCCAACGGATAAGGCATCAACTTTAGCGGATCAAAGCTTAAAAGATAGTATCTGGCTCCTCCCAATCGCTGAATTGGTCGCTGTAGCTCAGCAGTTGATGATCGCTAGAGAATCTTGCAAGCAGGTCATTTACGAAATTACTGGAATCTCTGACATTGTTAGAGGTCAATCTA